ATATACGCAACAGGCTATTGGAATGGTATTGCTGAAGGTAAAAAACAATACGAACTTTATGGCGCAGTCTGGCATGACGAGCATGGTTATCAATTTACTGCGACAGTTGGTGAAAAAGTGTTAAACGATGACAGGTGGATTAAACTGTATAGAAAGGTTGAGGAATGTTAATTGGATTTGTAAAAGAAAAACAAGAAGAAGCCTATGATGATTGGGTTAAACTATTAAAGGTAGCCAAAGCCGAAGAAGAATTTTTAACCGACCCAAAGGCTATTTGGCTTGAAGCATGGACACAAGCTACGATGATTGCTTGGGGGATTGTGGATGATAATGTTCCGCCTGAATATAGACCAAAAATTCACGAAATAATTAAGAATAGGATGTTAAAATGAAGAAACGTGATGACCAAGAATCTGTAATGCCTTATTCTAAAGAACGTGCGTTTAATGGAATTGATATTGACAAGGTTCATTGGAAAAATGCGCCACAAATAAGTGGTAATGAGACTGATGAACAGATTGATGAATTGGCTAAAGAATTGGCGAGAAAGCGATATAACGAGTGGGCAGAAAAACGCATGGCTGAATTAGGAAAACATCATGTATGGTGCAATTTCTTTCTTGATGAGCCTGCCGAGACTTGTAGTATGTGCTCAGGATTAAAAAAGAATTATCCACAAGGGGATAAAAGTTGCGATGAATTAATGAAAGAACATTTTCCTAATAATATAAAGATTGGCTAATGGAACACTATAAACAATGTTTTAAACATCAAACAAATCACGAGGGCGTATGTCCTCAATGCGAAAGGGAAGTTATGGACGGATTTAAAACCATGAATGAAGTAATTCATTCGGAAACATTTAAAAATTCAGATGATGCCATAGCACGCTTGGAAGAAATTAAAAAGAAACACGACGGCAACTTAGAATTTATAGAAGAAATCGATTGCATTATTGATATGCTAAAGATGTGGTAATGCGTTTTATAGAACTCAAGCCTAGGCGCTCTAAAACGCATCAAGAAGCGTCAAGAAGGAACAGTAGATACCGTAGGGGCATATTTAACCGTTACCAAGCCTACAAGCTTGTTTTAAAGTATGGCAGAAAGAAAATCATTAGATGGTGGCAAAAGCGTTGAATGTAAGTAAATTAGCAAGGGAAGCAGAAATTGCTTTAACAAAGAAAAGATTTTGCATGGATTGTCAAACCACGAAGTCGGTTGTGGATGGGCATATTCGAGAATCCAATAACCGTAAACGCTTTCAATGTGGTGATTGCGTCAAAAGAAAAAAGAAACCTAGGGTTTATCCCTAGAAAATAATTGTAAAAAACACTTGCACAAGTGGATAATCCTTGTTAAAGTTTACTTATACCGTAATTAAGCGGTTTTTTAGAGGAGAGTAAAATGAATTTAATCGCACAAGCAGTAGCACCACTCAAGCAACAGGCGGTTGATTCCGCAGTACAGTTCGCCCAAGACCAAGTTAACCGTATGTTAAAAAGATTGGAAGAAGCTGATTGGAATGCAGACGTTGTAAATCCACCTGTAAAGCCATTTTATTGCACTCGTGAGCAATATATGCGCCATCAAAACACACGCAACTTTATCAGCGAAATCACAAAATCAGCAAAAACATCTTGCAGAATGAGTGACCCTGATATTCGTGTTAAAGACGAAGCAAGCATTACTTACTACTTAGAACAAATTGCTAAAGATGCAGGCGAAGACTTTGAAGCGTTTGTATTCAAGTTAAACAAAAAGGTTGGCGACGTTGTATCTGCTGAATTAGGTAGCGACAATGTATGGTATGACAGCTACTTAGTAGTAATTAAGCCTGATGGCGAAAAGCAAGTGTGGAACACACAAATCATTACCAACTACAGCAAGTACGGTAAGGCATTCAATCAGTTCCCAACACGCCAAGTAAAGCGTAGAAATAGTAAATAACAAAGGGGGCAATCCCCTTTTTTTATTAGGGTAAATACTTAGAAAATAATTGTTGCACAAATGGATAAACATCTATATAGTTTTACTTATACCGAGATTGGCTCGGTTTTTTAGAGGAGCAGTAAATTGAAAAACTTAAACTTAGACGCTTTAGATTCACCTTTCCGTGCCATCTATGAAGAGGCATACCTTGCAGGCAAAAAAGCCCGTGACGAGTATTTTGCTAAACATGGCGAGCCTTTGTACTGTGGCTTTGCTTGGGTACATATTCCTAACGGCAGACATCCATTTGTTAATTGGGCTAAAAAAGTAAGCTTGGGTAGTAAGCATTGGAGCAAAGGATGGAGCATTTGGAATCCTATTGATGACCATACACAATCTATGTATTTAAAAGAAATTGGCGCACAAGCCTTTGCTGAAGTATTAAACAAGCATGGAATAGATGCTTGTATGGGAAGCAGAGCAGATTAAAAATAAGGGGACACAAAGTCCCTTTTCTGTTGTATAATCTGCATAAGAACAAATCGTTTGAAAATAAACTATTGAAATCAAAGGCTTATGCAATATTATGGCAGTTCATCGAAAAACCGTCACACGAGCATTAAATGCTGAAACGCCACAACAGGTAAGAGGTGCATTCGCTGCTGTATTGCGACGCATCACAGTACAAGAGCCTGAACTATTACATCGAGTGGCTAAACAACTCTTTAAGCAAGCAGAAGAAGGCAATTTAAACGCTATTAATATACTCTTTGATAGATTGGATGGACGACCACACCAAGCGATTGAGATGACAGGTGAGAACGGTGGAAACATCAAGTTAGAGATTATCAATAGTGCATTAGAACGATTGAGCCACACCGTTGAAAAAGTCAGACAATCTTCAGAAACTTCTTGAAGACGCTCAGTTCATCGCAAAGAATGCTGATTTAGTTACGGCTGAGGTAGCGATTTGTAAACTGAATTGGGAACTTACACGCCATGACTATCAGATTATGCCTCAAGGCGATTGGTGGAACATATGGCTATTCTTGGCAGGTAGGGGAGCAGGAAAGACAAGAACAGCTGCTGAGAACCTTTGGCGTTTAGCATGGGAACAACCCAAAACACGATGGTTAGTATCAGCCCCTACGTTTGCAGATGTTAAGGATGTTTGCTTCATGGGAGAAAGTGGCTTACTGAACGTCATGCCACGTTCAATCATCGAAAAGCATAATATTGGTGACAATGAGATTACCTTAGTTAATGGAAGCATTATTAAGGGCATTCCTGCAAGTGAGCCTGATAGATTCCGAGGTCCACAGTTTAGTGGTGGATGGCTCGATGAATTAGCCGCTTGGGATTATTTAGACGAAGCGTGGGACATGATTCAGTTTGGAATGCGCTTAGGAGAGCGTCCTATCCTCATTTGCACGACAACGCCCAAGCCAAAGCCATTGATTATTGACCTTGCCAACCGTGATGGGGAAGATGTTATTGTCACCAAGGCTACAACCTATGATAACTTGGATAACCTTGCCCCAACCTTCAAGAAGCAGATTATGCAGTACGAAGGTACGTCAATTGGCAGACAAGAGATTAACGCTGAGATTATTGACCCTGAAGAGTCGGGCATCATCAAAAGGAATATGTTTAGGCTATGGGATGCCGAAAAGCCCTTGCCACAATTCCAATACGTTGTTCAAAGCTACGATTGTGCTACAAGTGATAAAACCATAAACGACCCTACTGCGTGTACCGTATGGGGCGTATTTAAGCCACAAGACCGACCAATGAGCGTTATGTTGATTGATTGTTGGTCGGAACATATGCAATACCCTGATTTACGCCCTAGAGTGATTGAAGAGGCTACGATTGTGTATGGCGACCCTGATGAATTCGGCAATGGTAAGAAACCCGATTTAGTGTTGATTGAGGACAAAAGTGCAGGGATTAGCTTGATTCAAGATTTACAACGAGCAGGATTAAATGTAAGGTCGTATAACCCAGGTAGGGCGGATAAAACAGCTAGGTTGAACTTAGTAAGCCCTATCATCGCTAAAGGGCTTGTATACCTTCCTGAAAGCTCTGTAAACAAGAATCATGTAAGGGATTGGGTAGAACCCTTCCTAAATCAAATCTGTGCCTTCCCTGAAGTAAGAAACGATGATTATGTGGATAGCATGACCCAAGCGTTAAGGATACTTAGGGATATGGGATTCCTAACGGTAGATTACATTTCTGATGACTCAGACATGTACATTGATGAAACAAAGCCAAAGAGGATAAATCCGTATGCTGTGTAGTTGCACAAACGTAAAAACTTGTTTATGATAAATTGTTTTCTTTTTCTTTTGTCTTCTTTTTATCTTTCCTGAATTAACAGGGCTACTTCTCAAAAGATTTATGGGGGGTAGGGGGGATTTGTAGTTTTCTTCTACTTTCTGTTTTCTTTTAAGGGTGGGGTATGAAGCGTCAATCAGCACAAGGTTCAGGATTAGGAAGTAACGATGTTACTGTACCTATCAATAAACTTGCTTATGCGTTAACCATGAAGACTGTTTCTCTTTGTGACAAATACAGAGACTATTGCAAAACAACAAAAGTTCCAATGTCATTTTTAGACTTTAAAAGAAGTTTAAAAAATAAGGTGTGACAAAGTAACGCCCTATATATATAATAGGTAAAACAACAGTAGGGTTATTCTATGCCTAAACTTTCGATTGCTCAGATGGCTGCAGAGCTTGCACTTAAAAGCAAGCCCAAGAAGATTGTCCAAGGTGCTAAGCAAGCTAAGAAGCCAACCAAGGCTGAAAACATTGAAATGGGTTTATATCATCCTATTGGTGGAGGCAAGAAACTCAAACGCCCTATTTCAGAGATGGGCATCAAATCAGTTGATGACCCTAATATGCCATTAGTTCCTAATAAAACAATTAAATATGAAGATATGCTTGGTGGGGCAGGAGTTCCATTAACGGTTGACAGGTCGAGAGCGGGCAAATTAATTCAAGAAGTTGGTGGCAATCCCTTGATAAGAGAAGCCCCAACACAGGGTGGAATTGATTACACAAGATGGAATGAAGCATTTGCATCACTTCCCAATGTTGCTGAGCGTTATGGCAAACAAATAATTGAGGCATCTAAAATGAAGGGTGTTGACCCTGATAAGATATTTGGTTTATCTAATTTGATGAGCCATGAAGCCATAGATTTTAGCCATCAGCCAATGGAGGTTTTGTTAAATCAGTTTGACCCCACATTGCTAGATAAAAAAAGAGTTAAAGAATTTAACACCACAGTACAAAATCATCCTGTTGTTAATCAAAAAACCAAAAATATTACTTATCCATTTAAAAACTTTGCAGGAATAGAAACGCCTGAAGGTCGTTATCAATTATTAGAAACATCGAATTACGGTGGCGAACTTCGCAAAAATGTCATGCATAAAATGAATTTGGATGAATTTGCGGATATGCAATTTCCAAGTATTGCAGAAGCTAGGACAGCGACTACAGAGCCAAGAATTATGGATGCACCCACCGCCACAGTAGGGCATAACATTGCTAGATTTAATCCTGAAGGAATTGTAACCTATGAAACTGACAAGCCACATTATAGTTACACAGGCGTGATTCAAGGTCATCCCACATTAGGCGGATATGCAGGTGAAGCAGAACAAACATTGCCAATGCATGATATTTTTCAACAATATTTTGATATACGTCGAGCATTAAACAAGCCTGAAAGTTCAGATTTTAGAGCATTATCAATGAGTATTCCTATTCAAAAGTTTGATGAGGAATGGTTAGAAAGAGTAAAAAAAGCACAAGAAGTACAAAACAAATCGATTAAAGAAGGTAGTTACAAAGATGGCGGACAAGTTCAAAACCTTGCAGAAGGTGGTAAGCCTACAGTAACCATAGAGGGCGTAAGATACGAGCCTGAGCCTATTTATACCGACCCCATGGGTGCTACTATTCCAAGCCAAGATGAAATGCTCTATGAGCTTTCTAAGCAGAATATGTCCCCCATGCCACAAAGTGAGCCATATCGTGACCCTATTACAGGAGCGATTGTAAAGAATGCTTTAGAAGCATTACCCCCTGGGGATAACGCACCACAGTCAGGTGGTATGACTCCTATAGACTATGACAACCTTCCTAAAGAAGAAAAGCCATCAAGCTTTGGGGACAAATTTGCAGGAGCGGTAGAAGCAGGAACAACTATTGGAACAAGTGCAGGGGCATTTATGGCAGGCTTGCCGTATGCATTTGCTAAAGGGTTGGGTGGTCGCGATTTCAATCAAAACTTTGAAGATGTAATGAATGAGTACACCTACATTCCTAGAAGCAAAGAAGGATTAGATTATCTTGAATCCATCGGCAAAGGTTTAGAAGCAACAAAATTGCCTGCAATCCTACCTGAATTACATGGGTTAGAGCCAATTATTGGTGCAGGAACAAAAGCACTTATGAAGAAAGGTGTGAATGCTCCTGTAGGGATGTCCATCAAAGATGTATCAGGGTTTTCCCCTAAAGATAAATTTGGCTTTTATTCTAAGTTAGAGAAGGAAGCCAAGAACATACAGCGCAAGCAAGGCAACGGACAGGCTTTTAAGAACGATTTATTAAGGTTGGGTGTAAAGCCCGATGAATTAGAAGCAACAGGCATGGATGAGTTTTTAAAGAACAATCCAAAACTAACAAAAGAAGATGTTGTTGGATATGCAGAGCGTAATCGACCTGTTTTTAAAGAAATTGAATTAGGTGGGGATTATTCAGATAATCTTGCTAAATTTGAAGACCAATTTAGAACACCAGGTGGCGAGGGCTATCATGAAATTTTATTACAATATCCTAGTGAGCTTAAAGCAAGAGGTCATAAAGGGTATGATGATATAGCAAGGCGTTTGGGCGCTAAAGATTTTGCTTCGTTGCCCATGGAACAACGCCATGAAATAGCTAGATTAGCACAGGGAGAACCGTTTAAAGAATGGAATCATTTTCCTGATGAAGAAAATATTATGGCTATTCTTCGCATGGATACTCGTACAGATACAGAAGGCAAGAGAGGTATGTTGCTCGATGAGTTACAGTCTGATTGGCATCAAAAAGGTCGAGAAAAAGGCTATATTCCAAAAAACCCCACATCCCTAAAAGGGGAAATTTCAGAAGTTCCTTCTACTACATTTAAAGCAGGAACTATGGAAAGAAGCCCACCTACATACAAAGTTAAATGGGAAGATGGAACAATATATAGTGCATTTACTAAAGAGCAAGCAGAAGAATTGCTGAAAAAAGGAAAACCAAATATACCTAAGGGTTCAGTTCCTGATGCACCATATAAAGATAATTGGTATGAAATTGGTTTGAAAAAAGCCATCCAACATTTGATATTGGATACAGACGATGATAGATTGTATTTGCCTAAAGGTCAAACAGTAGCTGATAGATACAACCTTGAAAAACATTTTAGTAATATTGACATTACAAGAAACCCTAGTGAAATGCGTGACCTAGGGTTTGAGTTGGTTGCAAAAACGCATAGTGGTCAAAATGTAACTAAATATATGCGTGATTTAAAAGACCTAGAAGACCATGTCGGTAAAGATATGGCTAAAAAAATTAAAGATGATTTTGCAAACAAATCAGGAAATATGCATTCATATTCAGGCTTAGACCTTCGTGTTGGTGGCGAGGGCATGAATGAATGGTACGATAAAAAATATCTTTCTTACTTAAAAAAGTTTGCCAATAAATACGGTGGTCATGTCGGTGAAACTGAGATTGAAACAGGGCAATCAGTATTTCGTTTAGTAGATGAAAATGGTGATTTGGTACATAGTAAAGAATTTGGAACAATGAGAGATGCCCAAAGAAATATTTGGGGACTAAAGAGTAATGGTTTAGTTCCTCAAGATACTCAAATAAAAGAGATGAAAGGTGCAACCAAAAAAGTTTATTACTACGAACCATCCGAAGAAGCCAAGAAAAAAATATTAGGTGGATTGCCCTATAAAGATGGTGGCGTTGTTAAGATGGCAGGTGGTGGCTCAATAATTAAAAAAGCTACTCAAAACGCTATTAAAACAGCATCTTCAGGAAAAGTTGGACAACTTGCTAATAAAGATTTATTAACTTTGCAAGATTATCACACATCTTTGAGTGATGAAATTCGTGCTAGAGCAAAAGAAACGGCAAACAAAATAGCCCAAGCAAATTTTAAATACAATGTAGGTGATAGAGTATTTACTGATTGGACTGCTAAAAACAATTACCCTCCCTATGAAATTGTTGGTAAACGTATTTTGGGTGGAAAATTTGGTAGTATTTTGCGTGACCCTACAACAGGTAAATTTTTGCGAGATGAGAATGGCGCTCCTTTAAGAGAAGAAGAACACGTTGGATATGTCGTTAAACATGAATTTACCCCAAACGGTGAAACAGAATCTGTATCTCATCAATTACGAATGCCTGAAACTGCTTTTAAAGGTTTAGTTGAGCCTGAAGAACCATATAAAAAAGGTGGCGTTGTAAAAATGGCTGAAGGTGGTGAAGCCAAGAAGTTTCCAACACCTGAATTCGAAGCTTTATACAAAGAATTAACATCTAAACCCAAGAATCCTGCAACACAAAGCGTTAACGAGCGTTTGGGTAGAGAGCCTGTTAAATTGCCGTATCAACCACCTGAAAAGGCTAAACCAACGGTTGCTTTACGCCCAATAGAAGTGGGTGGTAGTAGAATTCCAAGTACGCAATTAGAATTATTTAAGAAAAAGGGTGGCAAAGTTGTTTCCCTTGATGAAATGAGATTAGCCTTAATAAGGAACAAATAATGCCTGAAATGCCCATACCACAAGATTTTAATCGGTTTATTGATGGCGTAGCACCAACCGAAGATGAATCCATCTACGAGTTTAAAGATGAACTAGATGAAGTAGAAGAACAAGAAGATGGTTCGGCTATTGTTCGCACCGAAGATTTTAAAACCCCTGATGAAACACCTGATTTCTATGAAAACGTAGCGGAAACCATTGATGAATTTGATTTAGGTGGTATTGCACTAAAGTATATAGAACTCATTGAAAAGGATAAGGATGCAAGGGAAGATAGGGACAAGAAATACGAAGAAGGAATCCGTAGAACAGGACTTGGTGATGATGCACCTGGCGGAGCGCAGTTTATGGGAGCTTCAAAGGTTGTTCACCCTGTCATGGCAGAATCTTGTGTCGACTTCGCAGCTAGAGCCATCAAAGAACTATTTCCACCTGATGGACCTGTTAGAACAAAGATTGTTGGAGAAGTAACCGAAGAAAAATCAACACGAGCCGAGCGTAAACGTGATTACATGAATTGGCAATTAACGGAACAAATCGAAGAATATCGTGATGAACAAGAACAAATGTTGACCCAACTACCATTGGGTGGCTCGCAATACCTAAAGATGTGGTATGACGACCAAAAGCGTCGCCCATGTGCAGAATTCGTACCGATTGATAATATTTACTTACCATTCGCAGCTGTAAATTTTTACACCGCTATGCGTGTAACCGAAGTTCAAGATATAACGCAAGAAGAATATGATTTAAGGGTATCACAAGGCTTGTACCGTGACCTTGATGTTTATCGTGTTTCACAAGAACCGAATGAATCTAAGGCACAAAAAGCAAACAACAAGGTTGAGGGCAAAGGCAGTCAAAACGAAAACATTGATGGCATTCGTAGGGTTTACCATATTTACACATGGCTTGAATTGGAAGAGGACAAGTTTACGAAGGGTGAACGTGCGCCTTATATTTTAATGATAGATGAGAATGAAAATGATGTCATTGGACTCTATCGCAATTGGGAGAATGGTGATGAATCCTTTACAAAGCTTGATTGGATTGTTGAATTTAAGTTCATACCATGGCGTGGGGCTTATGCTATTGGGTTGCCTCATCTCATTGGTGGTCTTTCTGCTGCTCTTACTGGCGCATTGCGTGCTTTATTGGACTCTGCGCACATTAACAATGCCCCCACCATGCTTAAACTTAAAGGTGGAAAAATCTCAGGTCAATCCACCAACATCGATGTTACACAAGTTACTGAAATCGAGGGCGCACCAGGAGTCGACGACATTAGAAAAATAGCAATGCCTGTGCCATTTAACCCCCCAAATCAAGTGTTATTTGCACTTCTAGGGTGGTTAGATTCAGCAGCTAAGGGGGTAGTTACCACAGCCGAAGAAAAGATTGCTGACGTGAATTCTCAAGCCCCTGTAGGCACAACACAAGCCTTAATTGAACAAGGCGCTGCGGTGTTTTCATCGATTCATGCACGTTTACATGATTCACAACGTCGTGTGTTGAAAATTTTGGGGCGTTTAAACCGTTGGTATTTGGATGAACAACGTAAAAATGAAATTATTGCCGATTTAAAGGTTACAAAAGAAGATTTTGAAACAAATTCCGATGTTATTCCTGTATCCGACCCCCATATTTTTGCCGAATCACAAAGATACGCACAAATTCAAGCATTAGCACAACGAGCGCAAGCCAATCCTGACCTTTATAACCGTTTAGCGGTGGAAAAACGCATCTTAAAGCAAATTAAATTGCCCGATGTGAATGAAGTATTGCCCGACCCTCAAGAAATTAAAGAAATGAACTCGGCATTAGAGAATGTTTCGATGACTTTAGGTAAGCCTGTAGGGGCATTTATCCAACAAAATCATTTAGCACATATTCTTGACCACATTCAATATGCACAAAGCCCTATTTTTGGTTCAAATCCAATCGTTGCACCTACTTATATGCCTTCAGCACTTGAACATATCAAACAACATTTGGTGCTTTGGTATTTAAATCAAACCGATACGATTGCATCCCTATCTTTGGGTAAGCCATTTAATGCATTTAAGGTAAGTGAAATTCCATACCAAGCCCAAGAAATGCTTCAAGTGGTAGGACAACACGTTGGTCAAGATGCACAGCGTGTTTTAGCACAACAAGTAATGCCTGCTATCCAACAAATGTTGCAAACCTTGCAGAAGATGAAGCAAAACAATCAACAACCTACCGACCCTAACATCATGGCACAGGTTCAAGCCCTTAAAGATACCCAAATGGCTGAAACCAACCGTAAGGCTGCGTATGATAAGAGCAAATTGGAACTTGAGGGTCAAAAACTACAGGTGGATTCGAAAAACAAAGAACAAGATATTATTGCTAAACAACAAATTGAAAATGCCAAGTTAACGCATAACGCTAATGTCATGACCTTAGAAAAGCAGTTTGAAGCAAATCAAACCCAACAAGCACAACAAGCACAGATTCAACAACAGAACTTACAACATTTGCAAGAAATGCAACAACAAGAAGCACAAGCCCAATCGCAAGCAATCCAACAACAAGGAGTGCAAGCACAACAAGAAGCACAACCCCAACTAGGAGAAGGAAATGTCTGAATTAATTAATATGCATAAGCGTATCGCTATGGGTGGCGAATCCGAAGCCAACCACCTAAAAAAAGGCGGTAAGGTCAAGAAATATGCCAAAGGTGGCTCGGTAAGTGGTAGTGCATCGGGTGAGCCAAATGAAATTAGCCATCAAAATAAAGTAAATAAGATAAGTGCATACCCTGAAAGCAAGATTCGTAACTTGCCTGCAAAGGGTGTAACACCAAAGATTACCAAAGCCGTTCCACATAGCGTTGCAACCCTTAAAAAAGGTGGTAGTGCTAAAAAGCCAGGGTTAATGATTGCTATCGCTGTAGGAAAGAAACCAAGTGCTAGGGGTCGTTAATGGATGTAGTCAATGGCTTAATCCATGCAGTAAAACTAAAACAACAAGAAATTGTTGATTCAATGGTAAACGGAAGGTTTGTTAACTTTGAAAGTTACCAACGATATGTAGGGCAACACCAAGGCTTGCAAGAAGCTTTGGATATTTTAAATAATCTTTTAGAAGAAAAGGATAGAAATGACAGTTAATTATGATTTAGAACAATCTTTGGAAGAAGCATTTCCATTGGTTGACCCTTTAATGACACCGTATGGTGCTAGAGTTCTTATTCAATTAAGAGCAGTCAAAGAAAAGGTAACAGAAAGTGGGATTTATATCCCTGAAGAAGTAAAAGAAACTGAAAAATGGAACACGATGATTGGCAAAGTATTAGCCATCGGTCCAATTGCCTACAAAAACAGAGATACACTTTTGCCTTGGGCAGAGGGCGTATGGTGTCAAGTAGGGGATTATGTGCGTGTGCCAAAATGGGGTGGTGATAGATGGGAAGTAGAGTTTACCGATAAAAATGGCGCACAAGGTAAAGCTTTATTTACATTCTTTAATGACCATGAAATTATTGGCAAGGTTACAGGCGACCCTCGTGCAATCAAAGCGTTTGTCTAAATTTTGAAAGGAAAATTGTATGACATCAACAGAAAAACTTGATTTACAAATGGCAGAAGAAGCCGATGGAAGTGCGATTGTTACATTACCTGAAGGTGAAGAAAATCCACAAGTTGAAGAACCTAGTGAATTTCGTGCCGATGATGATATAGAAGATACACCCAAACAAGATGAAGACCGTGAAGCGATTCGTCAAGCAAGGCGTGAAGAAAGGCGTTTAAAGAAGCAAATCCATCGTGAGAAGGCTAGGGAATCCAATCATTTGATTACCGCCCTACGCAAACAAAATGAATTGCTTGCAGAACGCTTAGCGAAGGTAGAACAAAAAACAAGTGGTGCAGAATTAGCAAGGGTTGATAAAGCCATCGAAGATGCAGGCGTACAGGTTGAATACGCTAAGATGAAGATGCAAGAAGCGGTCAATGCAGGGGATGGGCAAGCACTAACCCAAGCACAAGAAATGTGGTTTGAAGCCAAGCGTAAAGCGGAATCTTTAGATAACATTAAACGCCAAGCAACCCAACAAATGTCGCAAACTAAGCAAAATATTGTGCCACCCGACCCATTGGTACAGAAGATGGTATCGGATTGGTTGGAAGAAAATCCTTGGTACGACCCACATGGTAGGGATGAAGAATCACAAATTACCCAAATTATTGATAAAAAACTAACGGCTGAAGGATATGACCCTTCTACCGAAGAATATTGGGATGAATTATCCGAAAGGGTACAAAAATATATACCAAATATTCGAAATCGTGATTATAATGAACCTAACCGTAAATCAAGACCAAGGTCTGTTGTTACAAGTTCAGGAAGAGAATCAATTGGTAATGCTAAAGCAAACGAGTTTTATGTATCCCCTGAAAGGGTTGCTGCTATTAAAGAAGCAGGCAAGTGGGATAATAAAGAGGAGCGCATGAAGATGATTAATATTTACCGAAATTATGACAAACAGAACAAGGTTAGGGGATAAACATGGAACAAAGACTTAAAAAATCAAATGGTGTTGGACGTGAAAGCCGTGCATCGATGGATTCTAGTCGCCAAGCCCCTGAAAAACAATTTGCATCACAAGAACGTCGTCGTATGTTCCGTGATGAATTTGCTCAAGAAGCATTACCAAATGCACCTGATATCCCAGGGTTTCATACTTGTTGGTTATCAACAACCCACCAATATGACCCTATCCATAAACGTATGCGTATAGGTTACACACCTGTGAAAGCCGATGAAGTGCCAGGCTTTGAAAATTACCGTGTAAAAGCAGGCGAAATGGAAGGTTTTGTTGCGTGTAACGAGATGGTTCTTTATAAACTTCCGATGGACATCTATCAAGACTATATGGCTGAAGTACACCATTACGCTCCAATGGATGAACAAGAGAAAATTAAAGTTCAACAAGACCAATTGTTAAACGCAAGAGATTCCAATGGAAGGGCGTTGGGTGAAATAGAAGGTGATGGTATGAAATTTGACTTATCACGAGAAGTGCCTGTTTTTAGATAAAAAGCAGGTTTTGTATTACCGATTTTAAAAATTGCGTTAATTGCGATTTTGCTACATAGCTTTGAAGAAAGCGAAAAACAAAATTTTTTAACACTATTTTTTTAAGGAGTAATATATGTCATCAGTATCCGCTCCGTTTGGTTTGCGTCCTGCATTCTTCCCAACAGGTTTGGAAAGAGCGCAATGTTTACAGAACGGTATCACATCGGGTTACGCTGCGAATATTTACAAAGGTCAACCTGTAGCTTATGTTAGTGCTGCTAACGTAGGTTCTACAGGTTCTGCTAACGGTACAATCATCGCTGCTCAAACCTCAACAGGTAACTCAACAAGCCAACAATATGCTGTATCAGGTTCATTCCAAGGTGTTGAATGGACAGATTCCGCAGGTCGTCGTCGTGTATCCAACTACTGGCCGTCAGGCACTACAGTATTGTCAAATACAGTAACCAACGCTTACTTCTACAACGATTTAAACATCGTGTATGAAATCCAAGCAGATGGTTCGATGGCACAAACAAGTATTGGTGGTGAATATTGGTTTACTAACATTACATCAGGAAGTGCTACAACAGGGTTATCACAAGCAACATTAGGAGCTTCTACAGCCGTTACTAACGGTCAACAAGCTCAAATGCGTGTGGTAGATTTGGGTCAAGGCGTAGATAATGCGTGGGGTGATGCATACACAGTAGTTCGTGTACAACTCACTAACACCAACTTCTACGGTCAATATTCAGCAGTCGTTTAATATAGGAGAATAAATTATGGCAGCCCCAATGAGAAGTACGGACTTCCGTTCAATCGTAGAACCTATATTGAACGAGTCTTTCGATGGAGTATATGACCAACGTAGTGATGAATGGTCAACAGTATTCCGTGAACAAGCAGGTATTCCACGCTTCTACCACGAAGAACCTGTATTGTATGGTTTCGGTGCAGCCCCTCAGTTACCTGATGGTTCACCTGTAACCTATCAACAAGGTGGCGTATTGTTCTTACAGCGTTATGTTTACCAAGTATTCGGTTTGGCATTTGCTTTAACTAGAGTGTTAGTTGAAGATGGTGACCATATTCGTTTAGGTAGCGTATATGCAAAGCACTTAGCACAATCTTTAGTAGAAACCAAAGAATTGTTATGTGCTAACATTTTGAACCGTGCATTTAACTCATCTTATACAGGTGGTGATGGTGTATCGTTAATCAACACAGCACACCCAATTGCTTCAGGTTCATTTAGCAACCAATTATCCACAGCCGCAGCTCTAAGCCAAACATCTTTAGAACAGATGTTGATTCAAGTGCGTAACGCTGTAGATAACAACGGTAAAAAAATCCGTTTACAACCATTAAAGCTTGTTGTTGCCCCAGGTAACGTATTCCAAGCTGAAGTGTTGTTGAAATCCGTTCTAAGAGCAGGTACTGCTAATAACGACATCAACCCAATTAAATCAATTGGATTGTTGCCTGAAGGTGCATCCGTAATTAGCCGTTTGACTTCAGCAACAAACTGGTGGATTCAAACCGATGCTCCTGAAGGTATGAAGTTGTTGATGCGTCGTGAATTAGAAAAGACGATGGAAGGTGATTTCGAAACCGACTCGATGCGCTACAAAGCAACTGAGCGTTATATCCCAGGTTGGACTGACCCTCGTGCGATGTATGGAACACCAGGTGCTTAAAGTATGTGGGTTGGTGTAAAAGCCAACCCAATTTTATTAACATGAGAGTAAGCTTTTCAAGGAGAAACTCAAATGCCTCAATTTAGTGATGATTTATTTTTAGGTACTGCACAATCTTATGTCGGTACAAATTCCAATAGCAATTTAGGAAACCCATCCCCAATGGACTTAGGATTTGGTCCAATGGGTCGTTTATACATTTACGATATTGTTCCTGCAACAAATACAACAGGTGCAGTATTAAGTGCTAAAACCCCAACAGGTGCTACTACTTATAGTGGTAGTTCATTAGCAGCGACTTCTTCCACAGCAGGAACTACGAACTTAATTCGTAACGATGGCGTGCAAGTAGTGCAATTAGATTATCCTCGTGCGGTTTCGGTAACTACCGCATCAGGTTCACCTACAAGTGCCAACATTACCATTTCAGGATATGATTATTACGGACAAGCAATGACCGAAATTATCCAATCAGGAACGGTTGCATCAACAACTACCAATGGTCGTAAAGCATTCTTTCAAATTTCAAGTATTGCATTTTCAGGTGGTACAACCGTAGCGGTTTCCGTAGATACAACTAAGATTTTTGGTTTCCCATGCAAGATAACCGATATTGGTTATATTGTTAATGCAGGTTGGGATAACGCTCTTGCGGAAGATACAGGAACAACCGTTGTTGGTTTAAATGGTGCGTATTACGGTGGTTCACAAGTTATTTCAGCAATTACCGCAGCATCCCCTGGTGTAATCACCGTAACAAACTCCCCACCAAGTGGAACATTAGTACAGTTCACGGGTTCGTTTGGCGCACAAACAGGTATTTCTACAGGAACTACTTACATTTGGACAAACGTATCAGGAACTACAGGTAAAGTATCTACAACCCAAGCAAACTACTTGGCAGGTACTTTTGTGAATACAACAGGGGCTTATACAGCAAGTGGTGCAAGTTTAGTAGCACAAAACACATCATCTGCAACAACCCCTGATGTTCGTGGAACATATGCCCCATCTACAGCACCGAATGGATTAAAGCGTTTAGTTTTAAGTCTAGGTTTAACAGGTGTTCAAGTTGGTCCAAATTCAACACGAGTTGGCTTACTTGGTGCTGACCAAGCTTAAAGGAGAATGTAAATGGCTACTAAAAAATTTGGTCGTGAACCAAAAGAAATCACCACAGAACCTACTGCTGATTTATTAAAGCATGAAGGCATGAAAAAGGGTGGTCACGCTAAGAAGCACATGGCAATGGGTGGTAATCCCATGATGATGCCCATGAAGCGTCCAATGCCACAACGTCGTGCAATGGCAATGCAACCTGCTTTACTAACTCGTAAAAAAGGTGGTGAAGTAGAGGGCAAGAAAGAGCATGAAGCAGAAATGCACGAAATGCACAAGATTGAAAAAGAATTGAAGCATCATGAAAGCATGGGTGCTAAAAAAGCCCATCATGGCTTGAAAAAAGGTGGTAAGGCGATGTATGAACCACAAGTGGGGGGATTACTTGGCGAAGGAAAACCACACCGTAAAGCTTCAACAGGTGCATTAGAAGGACCTGGCTATAAACATGGTGGTAAAGCACATCACGTTAGTGGTCATCCCGAAGGCTCGCACAAGCATCATCTGCATATGGCAAAACACCACGCTGCAAAACACGCAGAAGGTGGTTCAACGCATCACAAAAAGATGCACGAACACCATAAGCATATGGCAAAGTTAGCCAAGGGTGGAACAATGCCTGTAGTAAAACATGGTGGTGAACATCTAAAAGATGGTGGATTAGCCATTAAGGGTTCTGCTTTCCAAACCAAAGGCACGATGAAGCCTAAAATTGATGTGCAAGATAAGGTTCACGAAGCAAAACAAACCAAATCCTTGCATACCAAAACAGGTGGCGTAGAAGGCGTTGGTTACAAGCATGGTGGTCGTATGCACAAATACGCTAAAGGTGGAACGGTATCGGAAAGTGTTGCAAATAAATACCTAAACGATATGAAAGATGGAAGCAAAAAACACCATAAGGCAGGTAAAACAGGTGAAATCCATCAATCCCCTGCAGGGTATAAAAAAGGTGGTCATGTAAAACATCATGCACACGGTGGTCATGTTCAACACCATACAACGCATGGACACGATGACCACGGTCATAAGTCAATGCATCATGTTCACGGTGGCAAACACGAACACGGTCATACCCATATTGATTTACACCCTATGAAGCATGGAGGTCATGCCAAGAGCAAGATATCTACGCATCATAAAAAAGGCGGTAAATGTAATTATTAATCAGGTTGGGGCGTAAGCCCCTTCCTCCTAGTTTCATTTTAGTATAGTACCAACCCTAGGAGAAATATTGTGGGACAATTAGTTAGCTACATCGGACCTACGTCGAATAACGACAATAACGCAAGAATTCAACAATCACAACGCTCACCTGCTTACGACCCTGTTGATAAAGCTCGTGTTTCAACACCCCAATCTTTAATCGATACTGACTTTGAATATGGTCAGCAAGCTACAAAGTGGGAATCTACAGCCATGCAAAACAATCGTGCAGGTTTGTATTTTATAACCAATGCACCATTGCCTGTATCCGCTATTACAGGAAATAACACACCTTCTAATCAATTAACGATTGCATTAACCGCATCGAATGTACCCAATGGTTCACCTATTTTTATTCAAGATGCAATTGACCCAAATGCAAACGGATGGGGGCAAGTTATTGCAGGTGGTGGAGCATCGGCTACATCCCTAACCGTTAATATGGCACAAGCTATAACAACCACCACCAATTGGTCGGCAACATCAACATATGTTTATTTAGGTTATTTGTATAGTGGCTTTGCTCATGCATTAACAGGAACAACTGCATTTACATTTGTAGGTTCTACCGTAACTTGCACAACAACATACCCACATGGATTATCTGCAGGTTCATTAATTTATATAACAGGCACAACAGGTCCAAGTACAGCAACAACCATCAATGGTCCTCAAATCGTTGCAACAACACCAAGTGCTACAACCTTTACATTTACCAACATCAATGGAACGCCTTCTACAACCATTGCAAATACGGCAGGTCAAAGTAATTTATATGCAAGACCAGGTGGTTGGGTAGATTGCCATGCTTATGATGGTTCGGTAAACTTTACGGTAGGTGCTGCAATTCCTAATCAATTATTGCAACGCCAAACACGAAGATATTTCCGTTATCAATCGGGTAAAGGTATTCAATTTTCTACAGGTACAATTCTTAAACCACAGATACAGCAACCTGTTTTAACATCAAGCGGTTCTACCGTAACCGTAACAACTAAATTTCCGCATAACCTTACCATCAACACTTATGTAGTGGTAAGTGGTGCTGACCAATCTGCTTATAACGGCACATTTAAAATTTTAACCGTGCCAAATGCATTAACATTTACTTATGCAACCTTAAACAATGCCGTACCAACTTCAACGCCTGCAATATCAACAGGTGGATTTATTCACGTTAGCCCAACAACATGGTATGGCTCAAACAACAAAATTGGATTTTTTGATAACCAAAATGGATTATTTTTTCAATACGATGGCACAACATTGTATGCGGTGTATCGAAATTCTATCAATCAAATTGTAGGAACGGTATCGGTTACAAACGGCAATGCAACGGTTACAGGTAGTAGTACACAATTTTCAACACAATTAGTAGTTGGCGATTATATTGTTATTCGTGGTATGTCATATCGTGTATTAAGTATTACAAGCGATACGCAATTGTATATAAGCCCTGAATACCGTGGCACAACAATGGCAAACGTAATCGTATCAAGAACCATTGATATTAAAGTACCCCAATCCCAATGGTGGGATGTGTTAGATGGAACAAGTTCAGGTTCAAATCCTTCTGGCTATAACCTTGATTTAACCAAAACACAAATGTTCTTTATTGATTATTCTTGGTATGGTTCGGGTGCGGTGCGTTATGGTATTCGTACCACAGGTGGTGCGGTTCAGTATGTTTATGGTTTCCAAAACAACAATAACAACTATTCCGCATATATGCGTTCGGGTAACCTACCATCGCATTATGAACAAAATGCTATATTGCCCCTTACTACATTAACCGCAAGCATTACTACATCAAGCACAACAATTCCTGTGTTAAGCACACAAGGGTTTAATCCTGCAGGTGGAACGGCTCGTATTATTGGTAGTGGAACATCGGGCGTTATTGAATACATCACTTATACAGGATTAACATCCACATCCTTAACAGGAGTAACTCGTGGAACAACAGGTGGTGCGGTAGCTACTGCATATACTTATTCTGCCACAGCACCTATTGCGGTGGAATATGCATCCCCTGATTCCGCAGCGATGTTATCCCATTGGGGTTCATCGGTAATAATGGATGGTGGGTATAACCAAGATGTATCGGCTATTTATAACTATGGTATGTTAACACCATTAACAAGCCCTAACTCAACTGCTAACGTGCCTATTATGGCAATTCGTTTAGCACCATCGGTAGATAATGGTACGGTTGGATTGTTGGGTGTAAAGGAAATTATTAATCGTTTGCAATTGCAATTTAATGAAATTGCGGTGGTTACAAATACAACATACTTAGTGCAATTGGTATTAAATGGTATTCCATCGGGTGCGTTTTCAGGTAGTTTTGTAAGCCCTGTTCAAGGCGGTACAACCACAAGTTCGTTGGTGCAAATTGCGGTAAACACAACGAATACGGTAACCATTACAGGTGGTGAATCTATCGCTGCGTTTTATACCAATACTGCAGGTCAAACAGCATATTCATTAGCATCAATTTCTGCGATTGGTAATTCTGCAAATGGTGGTGGAACATCTAATACCGTGCCAACATCCCAAGCAGGGCAATACCCTGATGGACCTGATATTTTGTATGTGGTTGCAACTACGGTTACAGCAGGCGGTAGTAATACTATTTTGGCACGCATCAATTGGCAAGAATCGCAGGCTTAATATGCCACTTATTAAAAGCAAATCGGAAAAAGCGTTTACGAAAAATATTGCTACGGAGGTCAAGGCAGGGAAACCTGTTAAGCAAGCCGTAGCGATAGCATACTCTACAAAACGCCAAGCAAAGAAAGATGGTGGTGGATTGTATGCCAATATTCATGCAAAACAAGAAAGGATTAAACATGGAAGTGGTGAGCATATGCGAAAGGTTGGTAGCAAGGGCGCACCAACAAAGCAAGCATTTGTTAAATCTGCTAAAACCGCTAAACACAAAAGTGGTGGTGGTGTATCACTCGCTGTTGGAAGGGGTGAAAAGCTATCAACAAAACAAGGCGCAGGTCTTACAGAAAAAGGCAGAGCCAAATACAACCGTGAAACAGGAAGTCATTTAAAAGCACCTCAACCACAAGGTGGAAGTCGTAAAGATTCGTTTTGTGCAAGAATGAGCGGTGTTGTTAAGCACGCAAAAGGTGATGCACCAAGAGCAAAAGCCTCTTTAAAACGATGGAAGTGTCCAAATTGGTAAAGGCAAAACATGAGTACAAGCGGAACAGTATCAACCACCGTAGTTACCGTTCAAAATTTAATTGATAGCGGTGCTAGAAGGGCAGGAAAACTTGCCGAAGAACTTACTTCGGAACAAGTTTTTGCATCAAAACAATCTTTATATTACATCCTATCCAATTTAGTGAATTACGGTGTTCAGTATTGGGCAATTCAAAAAAATGTTGTTGGTTTATACCCAGACCAATACGAATATTTATTACCTGTAGGTACAAATGATGTTTTAAATGCCAACTATCGTTATTTTACGATTAACACACAAGGTTATAATTCATCATCAGGTATCGCTGCGTATGCGTTTGATGGTGCGTATACCAATATATGCCAATTAACATCCAATACAGGGTATATTGGCATTAACAATGGTTCGCAAAACCCTATTTACATGGCATCAATCGGCATTTTGCCTGCAATGACAGGTACTGTAAATTACCAAATCCAATCATCCCAAGATGGAAGCACATGGACAACCATCTTAACGCCTACTACAACAACGTGGGTATCAGGACAATGGATTTATAACGATTTAGACCCATCTACAAGTGCGCCCTATTGGAGAATTTTACAAACAAGTGGTGCGAATATGGGTTTTTATCAAGTAAATTTTGGTTCAAATCCTACCGAAATTCCAATGTTTCGAATGAATCGTGATGATTACACGAATTTGCCAAACAAAAACTTTACAAATAATTATCCATTGCAATATTGGTTAAATCGAACGATTCCACAACCCACAATGGTTCTCTGGCCGACACCCCAAATTTATTCACCACAAATCGTAGCGTGGTGTACACGATATATACAAGATGTAGGTGCGTTATCGGGTTCGATTGAAATCCCACAACGATGGTATTTAGCCATTCAAAATATGTTGGCACATCAAATGGCAATGGAACTACCACAAATTGACCCTACACGAATTGCATATTGCGAACAACAAGCGGAAAAATATTTACATATTGTTCAAGAAGAAGAGCGTGATAAGTCGCCTATCTACTTTGCCCCGAATATTTCTGTATACACGAGGTAGCGATGAAATGGCTTAACACTCGTGGAAATGCTGTTTTAAACGTAGCCGTATGTGATAGGTGCAAGTTTAAACGTGCATACGATGATATCCAACAAGATGGGAATACCCCAGGGCTTCGTGTTTGCAAGTTTGGGTGTGTGGATAATAAAGACCCTTATCGTTTACCAATGCGTCAACCTGAAAAGATTGCCGTGCGTTTTCCACGCCCTGATGCACCGATTGGCACAGGCAATAATCAGATTATTACGACACCGAATGCACCTGATTTGTTGTCCTTAGAAAATCCGTATACCGAAAATGGCAATTTAGATGGTATTACTTATTTACCTGTGAATACAAATCCATGAGCTATCAAACCAACAACATCCCTACGCAAGTATTAATTGCACAAGCACCGACTACGGTGGGGGTATCTACGGTGTATACCGTACCGTTAAGGTCAAGAACCTTGTTGCAACAGATAGATATTGTAAATACAGGTTCATCTAATGCCACATTTGATATTTATTTAGTAGTGCAAAATGGTACGGCAAGCACAACAAATGCGTTGTTTTATCAACAAACTTTACAGCCTAAGCAAAACCTTCAATGGACAGGTCAACAAGTTTTAGATTCACAACAAACCGTGCAGATTAATGGAAGTACAACAGGAATTACAATCACAATGAGTGGGGCTACTTATGGCTATTACTAGCTTTCCACAACAAGGTTCATCTTCCAACAATGCAACGTATGTGCAATTTGGTGGTGGTACGGTAGATGCATTTGACCGTTTGCGTGTTAGCAATCCATATACTTTATTTGATAGCCAATCACGCTATGCAAGCGATAGTGCGTTTGATAGTAGCACGGTGGGTTCAGGCACGGTTACTTTTGCAACAAATGCAAGCACTACCAATTTAAATGTAACAACCGCTTCAGGGGATTCGGTTGTTCGCCAAACATTCAGAACATTTCCCTATCAACCTGGCAAATCGTTATTAATTCTTGCTACCTTTGCGATGGCAACAGGGAAAACAAATCAAACGCAACGTGTAGGCTATTACAACACGAATAATGGCATTTATTTTGAACAAGCAGGGACAACCCTAACCATTGTGCTTCGAACTTATACAAGCGGTTCTGTAGCAGAAACTCGCATATCCCAAGCCAATTGGAATGGTGATAAATTAAATGGCACAGGATTATCGGGAATTACTTTAGATGTAACCAAAACACAAATTTTTTACACCGATATGGAATGGTTAGGTGTAGGAATTGTGCAAGTAGGGTTTATTTTAAATGGCACATATGTGTGTTGCCATACTTTTTACAATGCTAATTCACAAACCCAAGTGTATATGCAAACCGCCATTTTAAATGTGCGGTATGAAATCTTTAACACAGGTACGGTTGCTAGTAGTTCAACCATGCAACAAATTTGTTCTACGGTAATTTCCGAAGGTGGTTACGAACAAGCATCCCAAATTTATTGGGCAAGAATGACAGGAACTTCAGGTTCTTTAGGCAACGTGCCTACAACCAATATTTTTGTACCGTTGGTTACAATACGATTAAACGCAAGCCATTTAGGGGCGGTTGTTTTATCTGCACAATATGCCGTATTGCCAATCAGTAGTTCAAATTATGAAGTAGCCATTATTAAGAACGCTACTTTAACAAGTGCTTCTTACAATACATCAACATTTCAAAATGTTGATTACGATACAAGTGCTACGGCAATGACTTACACGGCAACAAACATTAATGAAGTATCGTATGTAACAAGTACCTCACAAGCTAAAAGTAATATTGTTACGCCACAAGCCTACAATTGGGATTTACAACTTGGCGTTTCATTGGCAGGGGTTAGTGATACCTTAACACTTGCGGTACGCAGTATAGGGGCATCGGGTGCTGCAAACTCGGTGTATGGTTCATTTGGCTTTTATGATTTGACACTATGACCAATAAAACAATACCCGAACTACCCTTTGCAAGCCCACTTGTAGGAACGGAACAAGTCCCTATTCAACAAAATGGCTTAACCGTACAAACTACGGTAAGTGCAATAGCAAATAGTCCAACCCAACAACAAACCTTTATTACGGTTAATCAAGAACCCACATTAGCCAATAGTCGAAGCTTGATTGGTGGATTAGGCATAGGGCTTACTACAGGCGTTCCACAAGGTCAAGTTTCTTTGTACCTTAATGGCGTATCGGCTTCTTTAGAAAACGCTTCTCAAGGCATTGTTGTAAAGAATAGCGGTAGTGGTGTAACCAACCGAAGTATCGCTATTACAGGGGCAGGATTATCGATTAGCAACGCCAATGGGGTAAGTGGAAATCCTACTATTGGTTTAAGTGGTTTGCCATCCCTATTAGCTAGTTTAGGTGGCACAGGCTTATTAACGGTAGCAAGTGGTTCTACATTGGGAACTGCAACCATTACAGGAACTGCCAATCAAATTAATGTGGTAGGTGGTGATGGTAGTTCAACCCCAACCATTAGTATTGCGGATAACCCTATTTTTTCAGGAACAGGTTCTATTACCCTACCAAATGGCACAACAGGGCAACGGCTTGGAAGTCTAGGTGCAATCCGTTATAACGTATCCTTAAATACATTTGAGGGCTATACGGCAAGTGGTTGGCAACAGTTTTCGTATACAACCAATGCTACAACCTTTAGAACAACTTTATCAGGCTTAACACCTAGTACGGTAACAAGTGGTGATATTGTTTTAGGGGGTACATTAGGCATATCTTCAGGCGGAACAGGGCAAGTTACGGCATCCGCTTCGTTTAATGCTTTATCACCGATTACTACAACGGGTGATTTAATTATTGGTAACGGTACAAATAGTGCAACACGATTACCAATTGGTTCAAATGGCTATGTATTAACCTCGAATGGTGTAACGGCTATATGGCAACAATTTTCGGCAGGTAGCGGAACGGTTACTTCGGTAGGGGCTACAGGTGGTACAGGAATTTCCGTATCAGGAAGCCCTATTACAACAAGTGGTTCATTTACTGTAACAAACACAGCACCCGACCAAGTAGTTACGATTACAGGTGGTGGTTCAACAACGGTTACAGGAACATATCCAAACTTTACGGTTTCATCAACAGGTGGTGGTTCAGTAGCAGGTTCTGATACACAAGTGCAGTTTAATAATAGTGGTTCTTTTGGTGCAAATGCCAATTTTACTTATACAGGAACGGATGTAAATATTCCTTTTGGAACATCCAATTCTGCTACATCTAGTGCTAAAATAGCATTAGCACTTTCTATGATTGGGTAAACATGGCGATAAACTACCAAAATACCTTAACAGCAAACGTAACATCGAATACGACTGTTTATAACCCAACGACGACAGGTGTTCAATGTACCCTTATTGGTTTGTTAATTGCAAATACAACATCATCAGCGATTACTGCAACGGTTCTTTTAACATCAGGTGCTACTACGGTTAATATTGTCAAGAATGTACCAATTCCTATAGGCTCATCACTTGATGTAGTGCAATCAGCCAAAATTGTTGTAGAACGTAACGATGTATTAGCCGTGTCTGCAACAGGTGCTGTTGATGTACTTGTTTCTTCTATTGAGGTGTCCTAATGAGTTATCTTGGTAATGCCCCACAATCAGGCACAGGCACAAATGGTCAAGTTGCACCGAATACAAGTACATTAGTTGGATTTAATAATAACAACGCAGGTACGCAACAAACTTCCCAAAGCACACCATTACCAACGCAAGACCAAGCGATTGCCAACGCACAAACAACGGATGGTTCTTTATCGGTATCGATTGCAGGCGACCCTAGTGGTGATTTTGCTGGTGTTAATATCCTTGAACAAGTAGTTACCGATGGTACAGGTTTATTTTTAAATACTCGTGTTCAAAACCCTGTAAAAACCGATTTAAACAACGCTACAGTATTATCGGATGCACCACCTAGTACAATACTTGTATTAACTCCTAATAGTCCACAGGTGATTGATACACAAGGTTATCAGACTGTTATCTTTCAACAATTAAGTGCTGTTGCTGTAACTGTTACACATTCTAATGATAATTCTACATTTGCAACGGTGTTGGGTATTCCTTTATCTGCAACAGGTGGTACATTTGCAAGTGCGACTGCTGCAACGGCTAACTTAATTTCAGCATTTCCTGTAGCTGCACGTTATATGCGTTTTAGTGTTGCGACTGCAACAACACTTGTTATTTATTTAAGACAACAACCTTTTTCATCGTTTGTAGGTTTTGGTAACTCTACTGTAACCGTATCAGGCACGGCTGCCG